TTCTTTAAACACGCAATCATCTAATATTTCGTTGCTTTGTGATAGTAATTCTGCAACGATTGGAACTCTACCGTCTGGGTCAGATCTTTTTGCCCAATCCGCTAGTGTTAAATTTGAGGTTGAAAGTGTAGCCATTTAATAACTCCTTACTTGTTTTGCTGATTAGAATATAGTGCGTTAGCTATGCCGTTAAAATCTTTTGGTACATCACCTTTAGGATTTGCACCTTGAGAATTACCAACATAACTGTCTTCACTAATTGCCTTACCTGCTCGGTACATAAACCGAATTACTTCGGGATGATTTCCCAAGCCAGATTCTGACAGCAACTGTTTAAAAGAATCAGTACCAAACGCATTAAGTGCTGTTTTAGCAGTTTCTAAATTAACGCCAAGGCTTTCACCACCAAATTCTTGATCTGATTGTGACTCTTGTGCCCATTCAGTTTTTGCATCTTCAACAGCCTTTGCTTGTCTGGCTTGCATTACAGGTGCAACTTTATCTAATACTTTTTGTGCAGCTTCCTGTGGCAGGTCAAGTTCTTTAGCGACTTCACCGAATGCAGTTAAGACTTCGGGGTCGAGTTCTTCTGGTGCGTCAGCCACCTTATTATTAAACTCGTATTTGTCAGGAGCACCTTCTTTGGTTTCCTGTTCGCTAGTTTCATTTTCAACAGAGGATTCATCCGAATCTTGTTGATCCGCTACAGTTTCAGCTTGTTGCTGTGTTTCAGTAGTCGTAGTTTCAGCCGATTGCTCGGTTTGTGCTTCTCCTACTGGTTGCTGTGTGCTGCCTTCATTGGTTTGTTCGGCTTCCGTCATCAGCGTTTCTGACATTTTTTTGCTCCTTAATCATTGTCGGGTATAACTCTGGGCAGAGAGTGTGAATCAAGTTTAGTATTTGCAAACCATAGTTTCTGTTACCTTCGCTAAATGACATTGCCATTGCGTTAGTGTTAAACGATGATCGGAAAACACCTGCTTGCTCCAGAAGTCTCCAGATTAATCTGCGACCCCTCTTGCTGCTCATCAGCCATTTGATGTCCGACTCTTCATTTTGGCGGTCAATTCTTTCTTCAGACTTTTTACTGTCTTTAGATTTTTGTTGACTCTTGAGGTCGAGAGGATTGTATTCACTCATACATCAATATATCTAGTCATAACTGGGTTACGGTCACACCATTATGTTTTTTTGCTTTGGCTGTCTTTTAATGCTTTAGCTGTTGGTGCTCCTTCTGACCCCGGTTTACGCATACGTTCTCCAGAACCTGCTTTAATTCTTTTACGTTTTGCGTGGATGTTTGCCCAAAGACCTGCGTTTTTTGCCATAATTTTTATGTTTATATAAAGTTTATAATTTTGCTATCTTTGTGTCATCTTTTGTTTTTGACATATCTAATTTAAAACTATCTCTTAATAAATTTTTTCCTTGATTACTCATACGTTTCCATTTACTATCTTGTGTATTAAATCCATAATATTCTGTTAAATAATCGTCAAAATTCATTACGCTAAATATGTTGATGTATTGGCAACAGGCGTTGTTTTTTGTGCAGGTTTAGGCTGTGTTTCGTACAAACCTTTAGCTTGATCTTTTGTTTTATCAATAGGTTCTATACCCATTGCACATATTTGTAACTCTACATTCTGTTCTACGCCATCTTTTTCCTTACTTTCTCTAACAGTTTTAACGTAAGTAATAGCTTTAATTATCATTTCACTACCTGCTTCTGGTAATTTTTCTATACCTAATTTTTCTAATTCTTCTCTACCTAGATTTATACACAAGCCATAACTATACATAGGCTCTTCGTACATTTCATTACTGTCAATAGGTTGTGGGTCTTTTTTTAAATCAATTAAATCCATTTATACCTCCAATGGTGATGGTGAGTTGTAGCCACTAAACTGATTCATAACATCCATAAGAGATGGTTGACCAGTTTTACTATTATTTAATTTAGTTGCATTTTCTACTGCTTGATTTTGTGCTTCTTGTTGTGCCATTGCCTGTTGTGCCTGTGCTCTTTCTTGACGTATTCTAGCCACTCGTTCACCGCCAATTATTAATTTAGGATCTACACCTAACATATCAGCATATCCCTCTGCCCATGCATCAGAATCAAACTTATCAAGTACGTCAGGTTTCATTTGTGCAACCATACCCATATTATTAACGTACCTATCAACACTATTTGTACCAATAGCACGTTGTGCTTGTGCCAACATAGATACAAATTCTACATTTAATTCCATGCCTTGCAACTCTTCTGGAGCAGGTGGTATTAAATTAGCTTCTATCATTCTATTAAAAGTATTATCTATTAACGGATCAAGCAATTCGTTATGTAATCTTTCTAATACTGGACCTAACATAAGCAGTTTTTCTTCGTGACGTTCTGCTACTTCTGTTGCGGTCATGCGTGTATCAGTAGCGTTAGCCAACATAAGAAACAAATCAGCATAAAAACTACCGTTAATACGCTGTCTTACATCCTGTATGTCTGCTAATAAATGATTAAGGTTAAGATTTACGTTAAATGCTGTTTCAATTTTGCCCTGTTGCCCATCAATAAACGTAACTCCACCGGGCAAACTATCTACATCACGGTTTTTCATGTAGCTAGGTACTTGCAATGGTGGCTTTGTTTGGTAATCAATACCCTGTGCTTTGCGTAATTGTTCATGTTGTAACTGTTTTACGTCACCTAATGCTTCCATTCCCGGTGAATTGCCATAAACATCACCACCAGATACGCCCCATCTAGGAATTACAGCAGGGAATTCTTTATATCCGCTTTCTCTTAACACATCTTCGCCATCACCACCTATTTCAAAGTAACAAGACTTGTATGCCATGTTCATATTGTCCTTTTTTTTAAAATCACGCTCCCTATCATCTCTTGGTTCTATTGCATGAACTAACGTAATCCATTGATCCAATGAACCTCTGTCGTACAAATTCTTAACGGACGTTGAACATTTCTTATATCCAAACTCTCTTACCACTTCTCCTACAGTTTTTTGAAATTCTCTGTACAAAGTATTAACTCTGCCCTGATAATCTGTTGCTATTGCATATTCTCCAATAGTTACAGGGTAATGATGTATAGCTGTTTTAGCATCAGGAAGAACAATAGAACCTGCTGTACCAAATGCACCTAGTTCTTCGTATATTCCATGTAATGTTCGGTATGTATTAGACTTTTGAAACACCAACTGCATACGTTCTGTTACGTCATTTAGCCATAATTTGACAGGTTGATATCTATTAAGATCTGGATCAGCCGTTCCAAGTCTAAACCAAGGTCTTGCAGGGGATGTCGCACCTGCCATCATACCTGCACCTAATGTTCTTAATGCTCTTGTACCAGTATTGTCATAAATACTGTTATGTCTTCTATGTCCTTTGTTTCTATCTTGCTGAAAATAACGTCCGTTTCTTGGTAACAAATATGTTGTCACTTCTTGCCAATGTGACCACCATGTAGCCCTTTCTGATCTAAGATGACCCCACCTTGTCAACAAGTCAGCACGTTTTGTTTTCATTGATTAACCACCAAGTAATGTGTTACCACCTAAATTAAGACTACTACTGTCTACACCTTGTACACCAGTAAGTAATGTTCCGGCAGGGCCTGTCAATGCAGCCTGTTCTTCTTTCTTTGTAATAGCACTAACGTCTGCTCTCTTTCTATTGGCTTTGTTCATTTCAATATCAGCACGATCTGACGCTTCTTTTGCCCTTTTTCTTGCGTCTGCATTAGCTTGTTCTTGCAGTCTTAATTGTTTCTTCTGTTCTCGATGTGCACGCTCGCCAGAATATACTTGATATCCTACAAATGCTGCTCCTAATGCTGCAAATGCCATGCTATAACTCCTTTGAAAAAATTATGTCTTGTACACCGTATTTTAATCTTGGTAATAATGCAGCCAAAGTGGTGTCTTCTTTAGCGTGCCATAGCATGACTTTGCATCCAAGGGATTTAGCGTAATCCTCAGTAACTTTCATTAGACGTAATCCAATTCTACCGCCCCTAAATTCTTTTTTGATAAACAAAACGTCATTCTGGGAATATTTAAGATCAGCATAATGCAAATGATTAGCTACTAAATTCATAGAATAACCAATACAGACATCGCCTTGCATTGCTAGATATATAAACAATGAACCTGATTGATCAAGAACATCGTATAAAGGCCAATTAGGTTTTAACTCCATTAGATCTTTACGAAGTGCTATTTCTTCGTAATGTTCTTGAAATAATGGGTCTGCCTTGACCTTAAATTCTTCTAGCGTGCAGAGTCTAATTTCTGTTTTAGGTACTCTACTTTCGTTTACAGTAGCTGTACTATCAGGACTTACGGTCACACTCGTCATAGTGGATATTTAGTTACACAATCAAATATTATATGCACTCTGTCTGTCATGCCAACATTGTGTGCTGTGTGTAGTTCTTTATGGTTAAACCACCAGACCTCACCTACTTCAAACTTTTGCTCCTGATCTCCGCAAGTTTGGCTACACCATTGATTAGATTTAAGTACGAGATGGAATCTGCTGTAATGATCTGCATATGTACCCTGATCATTGTGTTTTGTTACATGGCCACTAGGTTTTAAATTAACAATAAGCAACCTACCCATGTCCTTAACCTCTAGTTTTTCTAGTATTGGTCGCATTAATGGCACAAGTGCAGGTTTTAAATACTCCATACACGGATAATCGTATGATCCTGTATCCCATAAAACGTAGTATTGGCTCATCTTTAGTGGTCCTCGAACATATATCGACTCTGTGTCTTTATGTGGTGAGCCTGTAAACTTTTGGCGTGCGTCTATCTCTTTCCATAACTCAGGTTTATTGTCTAATAATTCAAGCAATGGCTCTACATCTAGACCTTCTGCTATGCGTACAAAATTAGAGCACTTTGTATGGGTCATAATCCGTCTTCTGTGTGGCTGCTTTACGTCTTTTGATGTATATATCCTCTGGTACTTTCTTGGCTACTGGAAGGGCAAAGGTTAGGGCTAATGCATCAGCTAAATCTGGTGACCCTGCACCCTGCAATCTCTTCTTGATCTGATCCTTACTTTCCAATACACGCCTACCCACATTGTCGTACCAATATATCGGTGTTGCTAACTCTTGTTTGAGGGCTACATCGTTAGGTATTGCACCACCTTCTTCTATCCATTGTTTCATTAACCACCACATCTCACTTCTACGGTTGATGTATTGCTCTGGTTTCATCGCCTTACCACCAAACGGTATCTCGATTACGTCATAGTCCAACTGCCTTAGTCTGTCGATTACACCACTACCTGCACCTGCGTCACAGAACACAGCATCTGGGTCATGTTCTTCTATCAGGTTGGCTACTCTGGCTGCTAGTTCCATGTTGTCTATACCTCGATATACAACAGGCTTAAATGCTTGCCTACCTTGCCTACGGAACACTACTGATCTGTCATCACCAAACCTTGCAGGGTCGATACCTAGCACTACTGGTGACAGCTTTACATGATCTGATTGGTATACACGTTTAGCTGCATCTTCGGTATCTGCCAATGCGATTAACTGGTCATCACCTTGGGCTGAGAAGTCACACAGATACTCACGAGCAAATGATGTCTCACTCATATCACGTTTGAGACGAGTCACCTCATCTGGGTGTAGTGAATCAGTATCGAATACTGTGTACCTTGATGCTGTCCATCCGTCCTCGTCTATGGCCTTGTAATACAACTCAGAGAACAAGTTGATGCCACTAGGTGTACCGATAAAGATAGACCAACCTAAACGGTCAGAGAGAGCAGGTTGCACTATGTCTGTCCATAGCTCGTTCTTTAACTGTGCAACCTCATCCATAACTATTCCGTCTAGACGTAGTCCACGCATAGCATCAGGATTGTCTCCACCAAACAATCTGATGATCGCTCCATTATGTTTAAACCTGACCGATAGCTCACCCTCGTTAATGTCGATTACAGAGGTTCTACGCA